AAAATCTGATAATTGGTTGTGTTTAAGCCAATAATTGTCACATCAAAGCCAGCAGGCACATTTAGCTGAATGCTACTGTTTGAGTTGCCGTCAGAAAATACCGCGCTGACCTCATTGTCAGTGTCCAAGAAAGTAACGCCGCCTATGTAGAAGTTAGTGTTTCCGGGGGTAACAATAAGCGCATCAGTCGCATCTGCCGCACCGCCGGCATAAACAAACCTAAACATAGAGCCTGCAATAGGAGCAGGAAGCGTATAGGTGTTGTCTTGTCCGCCGTCTGGAACGAGAAGGATTCTGCCGCTGTGGGTAGCGTTGGTGAGCGTAACATTCCCATCAGCAAGGCTAACAGGGCCATCACCGATAGTGGCGACCTCAGTAATTGTGCCTGTGGTGGAGTTTTTGCTTATGGTTTTGAAGGTGCTTTCGGAACGCACTGGTCCCGAGAAAGTAGAATTAGCCATGTGAGTCTCCTGTCTTGGCTCGGTCTAATGTTCCATGTGGAACAATTAGTCAGGAATAAAAGGGGGCCGAAGCCCCCGTAGGGTTAGGACGTTCCGGGTGACCCGTAAATGCCCAAAGGATCAGATACGCCGAAGCTGTATCGCTCGCGAGCCTTGTACCGGACGTTACCAGTGTCAAAGTCGCCATCCATTGAAGTCTCCAACGCAGTACGGTTGAAGTGCTTCATGCCGTTCGGTACATCGGTAATCAAGAAGAACGCATTCGTGTCAGTCAGGAAGTGATTGACAGAATAGCCTTCTGGGATTGATCCGTTGTTGCGAAGAGCATTGATGTCGTTGTCAGCCGTGCCAACCCGACCCTCAGTCTCAAGCAAACGAGTTGCTACAAACTGAAGCGAAGGTGGAACGATTAAACGACGGGGTCGAGCCGCGATCAGCAAGCCACGCTCATCAGTAAATGCCGCGATGTTAATCACTGCATCTTCCAAGGAGGTTTCATTCAGATCAGCCGCTACGGCAGGACGGTTGGCGTTAGTGCCACCGTTTACCAGCGGGTGAGCCGTGCTGAACAGCGTTACGCCGTCACCAGATTGAAAAGTCGTAAACCCGTTGTTGAGTGGGTTAGCCGACTTAACCTGCTTGGTGTGTGCCATAGCGCGAGCCAATGACTTGGTGTAGCGAGCAGAGAGAGAATCATAAAGATTATCTTCCATCGCCTCTTCAGTAATACTGAAGCCCAAGGCAATTGTTTCGTGGTTATAGCGAGCCGTAAACGACTCTTGCGCCGAGTCATAGCTGATGGCGGCGCCTTCAGCTTTAACTGGTGCGGCACCAAAACCGGACAGCTTTACTTCTTCTTCAAACGAACGCTCTGATGATTCAGTATCATAAATCATCGTGTGCTCATCGTCATACCGCTCATACTCCAATCCGAACAAGGCGTTCAGACCGGGGAGCAGTTCTTTCAGCATTTGTGCGCGTGAAATAGCCATTTCCTAGTTCTCCTTAAACGCCGAGCTTGGTTTCGTAGGCATGACTCAAGGGCAGGTACGTCACGATGCAATCGGTGAAAGCATCACCTACTGCACTGTTAGGACCGTCCACGAAGTCAATGATACGAAGCGGAAGCGTGTTGGTTGTTGCGATAGAGCCGCCGTCAAGAGCATTCTTGCTCCTGCCGATAGCCGTTGAGCCAGCCGTGCTGACAGCCGAGACGTTATTACCCAGACCAGTCTGAGCAATTGCCTCGTCACCCTGCATCTGAAACAGAAGCTTGGGGTCGTCAACAACGTATGCCACAGCATCTGACGCTACCGTGCCGGTAGGCCAGTACTGGTTGAAGGTTAGCTGACCGGTGCCGGGATCGGTGTAGGAACAGCCGACAAAAATGCCGACAGTGCCTGCCACAACGGAAGTCGTAACTGCCGCCTTTTCTACCGTACCAGCCGCAACCAGCTTAACGAAATCACCATAAAAGATGCTAGTGGCATAGCCAGACGCAACCTTTATATGGCGTACTTTTCCGGTGAAGGAGCCGGAAGCACTAAGCGTGCCTACGGGTTCCGCACCCATCGGAGTAGCTGATGTAGCCATTTTGATTCTCCATTACGAGAGTTAAAGGCCGGTGCCCCTCCGTTTTACAGAGGTTAGTTCCGACCAAATGTAGTCCGAGTTGACCGCTCAGGACTAAGAACGGGCATTCGGGGGTCACTTTGCTTGAGGAAGTTGTTGTCCACAGAATCCATCTGGGTTTCAGCCATGTTCTGAAAGTACTCTTCTCGTTGCTGTACCTTACCCTCTGGGGCTTTGCACAGTAACAAGCCGCCGATCTCAATGTTCCCTTCAAATCGGGAGTTGATATCAGACATAACTTCCATTTCTGGATGATCTTCAGATTTTACTGGAACCCATCCCTCTCTAAACTTCTGAGAGACGTTCGTGTTGTCTGCGTGGCCTAATGTGCTTGTGCGTACCCAACGGAACACCCACCCATCTATAGGGTCAGGAGTTGGTAATACGGAGGCTGGCATCCACGAATCGGATGGTCGTTGTTCAACTTCTCTGGACTCTGAGTCCCTTTTTGTGCGCTGTTCTGCCATGTTATGACTCCTTAATGAGCTGGTTGGCATATTGTTCTGCGGTTAACCCTAGTCGCTTTGCGAGAGCGAGTTGGGTGCGGCTCAACCTCACTTTGCGTGGTTTGGCACCGTTATTCCTAGAGGAAGGGGCCACCACCACGGAGGGGCTTCGGGAAGTCGAGGAAGGTTGTGCGCCCTTAGACGCTTCACCTGAGCCACTGTCTTCTTCGCCGAAGTAGTCTGGAAACCGTGACCGCATAGTGCGATCAATGGTCTCAAAGTATTCGTCTGAGTTGGGGTCAAAACCCTCGTCCCGAACTAATTTTTCATGCACGCCGTAAGCCAGCGCGGTCATATCTTTTTCTTGGCCAAACCAAGGATTTTGTTCTGACCACTGCACTGCCTTCGCCGTAGGGGTTGGCGGTGCTGGTCCAATTTCAGGCTGTTTAACCGGCCTTGCCGCTGGCTTAAACTGCTCTGGAGCCTGCTGGGGGCGATGTTGAAGATGGTTTAGCTGGTGGTCAGCAGACTTTAACTCTGACTGCGCATTAATCATTGCCTCCTGCGCTTCCAGAATCTTGTCTGTGTTACCCTCCTCATAAGCCTGTCGATAGCTATTCTTAGCTTGATCGACAGACATAGCCGCTCGCTCTCGTATCTGATGTACCAGATACTGCTCACCTTCCTGAATGATCTTGTGATACTGCTTGCTTTGCTCCGCATACTGTTGAGCAACCTTGATCGCCTCTTCGCGAAGACGCTCTGCCTCTTCCCTCTGGCGACGCTCTTCATGCTGTTGATAGCGGAGCTTATTAATTCTCTTTTTGACCTTGTCGGAGTAACCCTCTAGCTCTTCGTCACCACCTGAGTCTTTCTTGGCTTCCTTGGCGGGGGGGCGGCGGTCCTCTGCGGGCCGGTCATCTACCACCTCTACATCTATGTCGGAAACTTGACCTTCGTCATCCGGCTTTTTACCAATAACCGTTTTGACACCAAAAAACTTTTCTTCAGCAGTATGCTCCTGCTGTTCCATTTGCTCTTCACTCATACCTTTTCAATCCCCCTCGGGTCTTGTACAACTGCTTCGACGCTGTCGTCGTTGATTAGGCGAAACTCTTTCCCGTGGATCTTGAATCGCGTTCCACTATAGGATCGCATTAATATCCACTCGCCTTCTTCGCAATAGGGGCCATTTGGAAAACGACTTTCATCGTTGTAGGCATCTGGACCCATCTTCATGACAAAACCACAAATAGAACCGATCTCTTCGATATCCATTGTTTGCTTTGACTTGAGTATGCCGCCCACCGTCTTCTCATCGGGTTCTGGTAGGGCTATAAGCAGTTTGTAACCTTTAGGTTCAGGTAGTTGACTAGCAGTCTTTTGCTCTTCAGTCATAATTCCTTTCCTGCACCAGAGTTAGGCGTCTGGCGTCACCATGCGCTACACCGCGTAGCGAATCAGTCGCGCTCTATCCTGTCGTTAAGATCAAGAAGAGCACGTTCCGCGTAGGCCAATCCTTGAATGATCCCTACACAACGCGAGTATTCCTCCATGTCCTTACATCCGCCGACCGCAATGTGGTCTGAGATTTCGTTCATGTGATCGCGATATTCAGTTTGGAGCGCCTGCAACATGTTGTTGCTTGCTTTTTTAGTCATCAATCAAATTCCTGATGGTGTTGAAACCGGCTTTAAATCCTTCGATTTCTTTTTGCGACTCATCTTTTCCTTGCTGGGTAGCCATCTTGGATGCGAGTCGTGCGCTTTCTATGCGCTCTTGTTGCTCCATTTTCTGGAGATCAAGCATTGATTTGTTCTGAGACTTCTGAAGATCGGCCTGTATTTTAGCCATCTCGGTTTGCGCCTTAGCCATTGCCTCTTGCTCTTTCAGGGCCATTTCCCGCTGTCGCATCTGCACAATCGGGTCTTCTTGCTGTTCGGCGTTTTGCTCGGCTTGGGCCATCATCGCGGCCTTACCGGTAATCTGATCTGCCGCCGGGGCAACCAGTCTTGATATGCGGAGTTCAATATCTTCCGGAAGTTTTTCATCTGGACCGGGAAGCTCGACTCCCAGCTCCCGCTCAATCTTGGCGCGATACGCAAATGCGACGTGCTCTGCAATATGAGAGGACATTGCCGCTTGCATTGCTTTGGCGTTTGGCGCCTTGGTAGCCAGTTTTTGTATTTCTGGATCCTGCATAGCCGCCATATGGACTTGAATGTGCGCCTCATGGTCCTGATAAATAAACGCCTTGACGGGTTCTCCATTCAGGATATTCATGTTTTCTGTGACGGGGTCTGTCGGCTTTAAGTCGTCCTCCGTGGGGACAATCTTATCGGCATCCTGAATGC